GATCAATCAGGCTCCTTCTCCTCCCTATTCCGACGATGTTCGCCGCTTTTCGGAAAGGATAAAACAAGCCTTCATGCTTGATCTCTGTTGCATCTTTGCGTTCAACGTTGTCCTGTTCCACCTTGGCCTTAGCCTCAGCTTCCATTTCCTCGATGATCTTCTTGATGCGGTCATTGCGCGCCTGGTTGAGTGACGCGTGACGTTCCTTCTGCTTCTTGACAAGTTCGCACACCTTGTTAATGAGTGTATCCCAGTTTACGATTTCCCTCGTTGTAAAAGTCGGGTGCTCGAAATTAGGGATGTACTCCAAGTGGTACTCACAAGCCTCTGTGTCCAGAACACCATTGCACTTCTCCCGGTCCAAACGGCGTTTCTCCGGGCCCAATTCCTTTGTCTTGTCGGTGCTATACTCCTTGCGTGGTACCAGCTTGATCCAAAAATCAAACCGACGCAAGAAAGCTTCCGGCGAAAGAATAGAAGGGGGATAAAACTGTTCCAGGTTCGTGTTGCAGACAATCAAAGATGAAGTGAATGTAAGTACACCCTTCTTCTCCAATGAAGCTGCATTCAAGCGGCATGGCGCCGTGTTCTTGAACCGAATAATCGGAAACATATCGTCCTTTTGGCCCTTCTGTGTTAAGAATTGACCCATGTCTTCAATGACCACGGCCTCCTGACCATTATACCCGTTAACATGATCCTCCTCAGGGAGGAGCTGATACAACTGCGAATCTTTGTTCGTCATGTACTCACTCACTTGTTCCTTTGTGAGCACAGATTTGCACAAAACTGCATCAATAAAAGCAGGCGTTATAGTTGACTTGCCGATTCCCGACGCACCCTTGAAACACACGACAACAGGTTCCATACGATCTGTGGGGCTCACGCCCTGATGACCATAATAGTTCTCCATAGTTGTAATGAGCTGCATCATCATTTGCATGTACGAAGCGGCAGACGCTGTCATAGACATGTCCTTCTTGAGTTCAATAGCTCTCATACGCAACTGGTAGACGCGTTTAGCACCTTGTGTTGCATCAGTGAGCTTTCCTCCGGCGAACTCCTCGTACAGAGCGGCCACGTCGGAACCCCACTTCTCCAGCTTACCATTCTTCGAATAATGCTTGCTGAAAGAGGTCCCGAAAATTCCATCAAAGGTCTTGGCTATCCAGCCCATGACCTCACTCAGGAGTGATCTGGCATCACTCAAAAGCTT